TTCCGAAGTGCCGCCATTTCTTTCCCACCGGAACGCACAACGTCGTCGGTGTCTTGTTCGGTCATTCGTCGCACCCGTCGGCGTCGGTCGTCGCCGCCGTCATTCGTCCGACCCCCCGACGGGTGCGATGTGAAGGTCGCCGTCTTCGACCCGATACGCGACCGCGTCGGCGGTGTCGACGTCGACACCAAGGGCGGCAAGTTCGTCAGCGTTCAACCACACGGCGGCCCCGTTCGGGTCGCCGTTCCCGTCCCGGTGTAAGCGGGCTTCACGGGTCGCGTCAGCGTCGTTAGTCGTATCGTCCGATTCGTTCGGTGCGTGCGTTTCCTTCATAGATTGGCGGGAAGTGCCGTGTGTGCGGCCGGGCAAGCCGCCGAACGCGAACCACCGAACGATTGATTAGATCGTCCGCCGAATTGACGGACGATCCGAACGTTCTTCGGTACGTTCGGGTCGCTAAGGGCAATTCCTTGTCCGGGGTGCCCATACACCCCGGGCGATTCTACACCGGGCATTAGCCGTCGGCTTCGTGGTGATCCAAAAGCCGATTGACAAGCGAATCGTAGGATTCGCCGCCGGTCTTTTTCGCCTTCAACCGATCCCGCGTGTCTTCGGAAAGCGGGATGGTCGTCGTCATTTGTCGTGCCATACCGCCCACTAATGACGGTAATAATGTCCCTTTAGCCCGTTTTACCCCCGGCACGTTCGTCGGCGGGAAAACCGCAAGAAGACGTCGCGTCGGGTGGGGTAAAACAGGGGTGTTTTACCCCGTTTTACCGGGTGCCGTCACGGTCGGCAAGCCGGTCGATCCCGCACAAGCCGACCGCCGTGTACGCCGCCCCGATTCCGGCGGCGGCCGTAGCGGGAACGTAGACGCCGCCGTAGGCCGTCGTGACGGCGGCCGTGCCGAACCCTATCGGAATGGTCGCGGCGACCATGACGGCAAGCACGGCGGCGATACGGTCGGTAGAAGCGACCCGTCGCGTCGCCGCCGTGATCGACGCCCGGGCGAAGCCGGTCATTCGCCGGTCGAACCCCGGGGTTCGCCGCCGTCGGGCGTCGGTTTCCCGGCTGGAATCCCGCCGTCGTCTTCGTCGTTGATAGCGTCGCGTACGTCGTCGGGGTCGACGTCGAAAAGGTCGCCCGACCCCGGCCCGTCGGTCGGTGATTCGGTACTCATACGGCACCCCCACGGGGGCGTCGGTGTCGAACGACGCCGGTTTGCCCGCCGTATCGACGGCTAATGCCCGTCGTATGAACGGTTAACGTCGGTCGGTTACACCGGGCGGGGCGGTGATAGGGTCGACATGGGTGCCCCGTCCCGGCGAAGGCTTTCGACGTTCGACCTCGACGACGACACGCGGCGGCATGACGAAACCACCGCACACGTCGATACGCCCCGCATGGTCTTAGTTCCCGTCGTCGGTGTCTTGTTCGGTTTCGTCGTCTTCGTTGTCCCCCGCGTCGTCGGCGGGGGGAACGATAGCGTGATTGATTTCAACGACAAGGTCGTCGGGGGCGACGTCGCGGTCGGGTTCATACCGTTCGCCGTCGTCGCCGGGGTCTTCGGGGTCGCCGACGTGATTCGACCGACACCAAATCCCGCCGTATCCGTCGCCTTCGGTCGGGTCTAACTTGTTCAATTCGCGTTTCACGTTTCGCTTGTTCGGGCGTCGTGTCATGGTCGGTCGGTGGATTCTTTGAGTTCTTGTATCTGTTCCCACATTTCGTCGATTTCGTGCCGTTCGGTAATCCATTCGCTATATTCCTTCGCCGTCTTCGCCGCCTTCCGGTATTCCTTTTGTTCAAGAAGCCCGCGAATCGCCTTATTGAAGACGCTATCTATGGTTAGGTCGGCCCGGTCGCCGACGGTGTCTTCGACGTATTCGGCAAGCACATCGAAGTCGTTGTAGATGTTTTGCGGGGTACACCCATAGCGGCGGGCAAGTTCGGCCCCGTTTACACGACCGGGGTGTCCGGCGGCTTCGATCCGACGTAGGATTTCCGCCCGACGTTCGGCGTACGTGTAGTCTTCCGGCGATTTGTCGTCGGGTACGGTGATCGACCGGTAGTCGATTCCGTCGGTGTCTTCGTCGGTCATTTTGAAACGGTTGTAAACGGGGATTCGGGGCCGGCGGCCGGGTTAGCGGGGGCCAATAGCGACGACGAAGACGGTGTCGCCGTCGGTGCCCGTAATCGTCGCTTGGGACGCCCCGCGTGCCGACCACCCGGCGTCGCCCGATTCGCCCGAAACGATAAGGGCGGGCGCTTCGTCGAACGGTTCGTCGTATTCCAAGGTGGTCGACCCGCCGTCGGTCGTCACTTCGTAAACGTCGACGTCGCCTTCGGCGTTTTCGTGCGTCGGGTCGAACCGGCTTCGTTTGAGCGTTCCCATGCTTTTAGGCTAAGTTGTAGTGGTACCGGATTCGGGACGTCGACGACACGGCAAGGGTGCCGTACGAATCGACGGCGACGTCTTCTTCCGGGGCGGTCTTTGCAAGTGGGTGAAGCGTCGCGTCTTGAAGCATGGGCATGGCGACTTCCGACATGTCGACGGTGACAAGCACCCGGTCGCCGTCCGAATCCGGGGCACCGTGGGATTCGACGACCGGCGTGCCGTCGACGTTCAACGCTTGGAACCCGAACGAAAGGTCGTCGCCCGGGGATTCGTAGCGAAGCACGTCGTCGACGTTGTCTTTCAAGTCACCGAACGCCGTGTGGTCGGTGATCGTGACGATGTCGTCGTAGGTCGCCCCGTCCCGGCGAAGGCTTTCGACGTTCGACCGGATTAGGGACGTCGACGCCGTCGCCCCGGCTTGGTCGATAAGTTGGTCGCCTTCCGACCGGACAAGGTCGGGAAGGCCGGGGTACCCGTTCGCGTCGTTCGTGGGAATGTCGGCGGGGCCGGCGTCGCCGTTCCCTTGGATCGCTTGGTTTTCTTCGTAGAACCGTTGCGACCGCATTAGGGCTTCTTCGGTGATCGCTTGCGACGACCGAAGGGTTTGGGCCGCAAGTTGCAAGAAGTCGGTGACGGCGGTTTGACGGCCGTACGGGACGATTCCGTATTCGTGGGTGTCGTACGAATCGTCTTCTTCGGGCCATGTTTCCCCGCCGGGGCCGCCCGATCCCGGTTCGCTAAACCGGGACGATTCCCCGTGATCGGTTTGTTCGTCGACTTGGTACGTGTCTTCTTGGATAGCGACCCGGGCGACCATGTCGGCGAACGGCGTTTGCCGTTGATCGGTGATCGTGACGTCGGGCGACACGAAAATCGGGATCGAAAACGACGACCGGTCGACCGTCTTGGCGACCGTTTCGGCCGCTTTCCACACCGACGCACCTTGCCGGATTTCTTCGTTGAAGACGTCGTACGCCTTCGACCACACCCGGTCGTACATGGACTTCCGAAGGTTGACCGGGTCGCCCCCGGTCGTGAATCCCATCGGGTCGTGGTAAAGCACTTCGTCGCCGGGAAGCCCGGTGTGCTTCGACACGTCGTCGATCAGGGTACCGAAGGCGGCTTGGTGCGCTTCGGTCTGTTCCTTCGTGGTGATCGTACGCCGTGCGGTCGACGCCTTTGCGACTACGGAATCGGTGTTAGTTGTGGGATAATCGGCACGCATGGTTAGTTCCCCCCGGCGAACCGGAAGTTTTCGTGATCGTTCCGACGCTTCGTCGACTTCGACACGCCGTCGTCGTCGCCGTCGAAAATCCCCGAATAGTCTTCATTCGGGAGGTCGCCGGCTTCGGTGTCGGTACCTGCACCGGTTTGTTCGACAAGGGCCTTCCGGGTGACGTCGCGGTCGTCGGTATCGTCGGGGTCGATCCCGACCGCTTCGGCAAGCCGGTCGACCTTCTTTTCGACGGCCTTCATGCGGTCGTTTTCGGGCACGTCGTCGCCGACGTTCCCGTCGTTCATTCGGTTGTTCGGGACGTCACCGCCGACGGCCGATTTGAGCGCGTCGACGTCGTCTTCGACGTCCGTAAGCCGGTCGTCGAACGCGTCGACCGTGTCGGCGACGCCCTTTACCATTCGCTTTAGTTCGTCGATCCCGGCGGCGACGCCGTCGGGGTCGGTATCGGATTGTGTCATAGTTTCGTGATCGGATTTGGTGACGGACTTCGCCGATTCGACCGCCGAACGAAGATCGTCGACGTTAATCGGGGAAGCACCGCCGTAGATGGAAAAGCCGGAAAGGTCGCCGCGTTTCACCCGTTGCCATTCGTCGTCGTCGAACCGCATACCGACAATCCACGTGCCTTCCGGGTACGTGCGGGTACCGCCGTCGGGAAGGTCGAACGTGGTTTCGTCTTTGAGAATCCAACTTTCGACCGGTACGCCGGCCCCGTCTTGCAAGTCGTGATCGACGTCGGCTTTCCGGTATTCGGCAAGGTATTCGTGGGCCGACCGTTCGACTTCGTGCGGCGGGATAACGTCGCCTTGCTTGTCGACGTCGTTCGGAATCAAGACGGCGGCGTAGGCGATTTGCCGTTCGCCGTCGTCGTTTTCCGACCGGACGTCGATCCGACCTTCCGCGACGTTTCGCTTCGCGGTCGTTCCGACGTCACCGGCACGGGGGAAGACGTATGGCCGTTCGACGGTCTTCGCCCGGCTTCGTGGGGCGGTCGCGTCTTTGACGATCAACCATTCCGAATCTTGGGCGGGTTGGTCGACCGACGACACGAATTCCGTCGTTAGGCCGGTTAGGATTTCTTCGGCGTTCGGGTCGCTAAGGGCTTCTTCGCCGTGTTCTTCTAACCACCGGCAAAGGGCTTCCGGGTCTTCGACGTCGTCACGGTCGCCGAACGCGGCGACGCACCCGTCGAAGTCTTCGAACCCGGCGAACGGCTTTCCTGTTGGTTGTGTAGACATTCGGCGACCCTATGCCCAAACACGGCCGTTCCCACCGTCCCTTTAGTCCGTTTTACCCCCCATCGACCCGCGACGGCCAAACCGCAAGACGGCGAACGAACTGGTGAAAATAGGTGGTCGGAACGGTGCCGGTGTATTCGACCGGGTCGTGTATTGAAAATCAGGCGACTGCGTCGGGGTAAAACGGGGGTAAAACACCCCGTATTTTCGCCGCTATCGGCAATACGACTTTAAGACGTCGTCGGCAAATTTGTAATCGGCCCACTTTTCCACCCACTTGTAGAAGGTCGGCGTCGATACCAAGCCGTACTTTTCGACGTCATAGTGCGACATGTCCCGAAGCACGTCGTTGATGTGCCGAACGCTACCCCGAACCGACCCTTCGTCTTCCAAGACGTATGAAAGTATATGCGGCACGTCGTGGCCGATGGCCCATTCGATTTCAAGTTCCCGGTCGGATGCGAGTGTGTCTTCCGGGCATTCTTTTCGGTCCTTCCGCCAGTCGTGCTTTGCTTCGGATAATGACCGTTCGTATTCATCTTTCGTTATAGGCCAGCTTTCTTCGGGTTCCTCCCGCAAATCACGAACATCGTCGAAGCCGGGGTCCGGCATACCGTCGCGCGACGTCGACGCCGTCATTAGGCCGATTCACTCCGTTCGTCGGCGGTTTGTTCAAGCAAGCTATTCACGACGTCGTCGAAACTATCGGAAGCGTCGCCCCGCTTCCGCAACCGGTCGTACGTGGTCTTTCGTAGTGACACAGTCGTGCGTGCCATACACCGAATAAGGGGCACAAGGGTCATAAATCTATCTGCTACTTGATAGTAGTTCACCGCTATACTTTTGTATCCAGTTGGTCGGTTTTCGATCCAATATCGGATAACCTATCACACGGTTGGAAAAGAGTGCCGGTGGTTGACACAATCAAAAAGTGGGCCAACGTCCGACGTGTGGGTATGGGTGACAAGAAGAATATCAATGTGTACGGCAACGACGTCGAAGTCGTTATGAACGGGATCGACGCCGCCCGGGAAGCGACCGACGCCGACACCTACGGGGAAGCCGTCGCCGAACTTGCCCGGGCATACACCGGGTGGTCGGCGTTCGACGACGATTAACCAACAAGCCGCGTTCGTTCGCCGCGTGTTGGTTAAGGCGACGTGCCGCCGCTATCCTGACCGTGATTTTACGCCGACGCGGTGCGTATCGTCGGGTATGTACCGGGAAGGGCACGTCGGGGCGGCGTTACTTGCCTACGCGCCGGTCGGCTTCGT